GTATCTCCGGAATACTCTCTTTAACATCATTAACCAGACGTAATAACTCTGGCCAAGGTGGAACTATATCCTTTACTTCTGCAAAAGGTTCTCCATTTGCATCTTCTATTGTTTGTACTGCTTCTTCTATTTCCTCTTCTTTCTCTATATAACTTTCTACTGAGGGAAGATCTTCTTCTAAAAGTTCAGCAATTGATGGAAGTCCTTCAGAACTTTCTGCAAAGTCATCAATCGATGGTAAATTTTCAAGAGTGTCGTTAGACATGTTATTAGTACTTTATTACTTTGGGATTTCTCTCCCTATATTTTATTTATTATCTTCCATATTGACAGATTTTAACATCTTAGCTAAATCAGCAGTAGAACCCACAAAAAGTGAATTATTAACAGTAGATGGTCCTTTTTGCTTCTCTTCTTCCACATCCTTCAATTTCTTTTGAAGATCCATTAACTTATCTGTAGCATCAGACACACTTTTGATTAACTGTCCTGCAACTTCATATGCCCTAGGCATTTCACTCTCTTGAGCAAGTTCTAAAATACCATTAATAGCTTCTTGACCTTTTTCAATTATAGAATATAAATTTCCTCTAGTATACTCATAATCTCTTTCAATATCATTCTTAATACCTTCTGGTTTAGTAATTCCAACTTTCTCTGGCTCTGGAGCTACTACTTCAGCAGAAACATTAAAAGCATCATTTAATTCATCAAATTGTTTAGTCATTTTTAAATGGTCCCATCAAATCCAAAATCATCTCCAAATTCTATAGCTGCATTATCTGTAGATGTAATAACCTTGACTTCTGCTCCTGAAACATGATCTGCAGCAGCAGTATTGTCCTGAGCTCTCTTAACAGTTAATGCTGTTCCAGAAATAGATTCTACATACATTTCTTCTTGATCTATGTAGATGTAATTAGTTGCTTCTATCCCAGTAGCACTGACTACATTAATAACAGCAATACTATCATCTATATTTTCACTAAGATTAGTAGTAACTGTATCTCCATAAGATTTAGTTGCTCTAGGTACAACACTGTAAGTAACTTCCCTAGTTGGAGTAGTTGTCTTACCACCAGCAACATATCCAATAGATGCCTTCTTGATAACATCCTTGGCAATATCTGTATTGACTGGTCCAAAGAAGTATGTCTTAGCAGTAAACCTCATAGTGTAAATGAGGGCTCTTCTAGTAGAAAAATCACTCTCATAATCATCACTTGTAGTAATAGAATTTAAAACAATAGGAATATCCCTTTTTTCTCCAATAGTATCAACTAGATCTACCGATACAGTATAAGCAGGTTGAAAGTATGGGAGGATTTGCTCTACTATCTGAAGCATATCATCATTCAACTTAGTGAAAACACTAAGTTCAAATTCTAAGTTGTATGGAACAGGGAGATATGTTTTTGCTAAAGTACTCTTATCCCCTTTAACTCCTTTTAAAAAAGTTTGAGTGGTAGTAGATTTCCGAGCAGGATCATAATTAAGACCATTGAGTTCAAAAGACATTCTTGGAAGACTGATCTGAACTGGTTTGTTTAGATCGGGTACTTGCTCAAGTCTTGCTAAAAACTTTTGAGTGGGTCCATAAGCAAGAGGAACTTTAGTAGTACTAACAACAGAATCATCACTATTAGTATGCTGAATATTAATACCATTAAAAATAGAACCAAACGCAATGATGGTCCTCCTCATTATTTCGTGATAAAAATATTCAAACATTCTCGATTCCTGTTATATCAATAAACTATTTAGGGCATTCCAAATGGATTAGTCTCTGTAAAGTCAATAATATCATCTGCTGAGCTTTCTATATTATCATTATCAGCAAATCCATCATCAACATTAGTAGCAGAAACTTTCTGATATTCATACTGAGCACCAGATGTGCTACCAGTAACTACCTCACCATCAGTAAATGCTCCTGTAGTAATGGAAACCTTGAGTTCCATAGTAGAAGCATCCCATGCCTTAACTCTACCTGTAGAACTGCTTGCAGCACCTGTTACAACCTCATTAAAGACATAGTTACCTGTACCACCCATAAATGGAGAGCTAACAGTAACAGTAGGAGCTACAGTATATCCAGCACCAGCATTAGTTATGCCAATTTGAGTAACAATACCCACACTGTCTATGTATGCTACAGCAGTTGCTGTTGTACCTGATCCAGGTGCTCCTGTAAAGGTGATTGTTGGGACTGTAGAGTATCCAGTACCTCCACTACTAATAGTGACTATTCCAATAGATCCGTCAGATACAGCAGCAGTAGCAGCAAATCCTGCACCTCCTCCACCAACTACATAAACTTCTGGTTCTTGTCCTATAGTATATCCATATCCTGGATTAATAATATCAATCCTTTGTATCTTATAAGATTTCTCTCCATCATAATCAACTATATCATCTCTCATGGATGCCACACCTACAGCAGTTAATCCTGCAGAAGGAGCAGAAGAAATAGCAACTCTTGGAAGACTAGTAAAATCCCATCCTCTATTAGATATAGTAAACTCAGTTACTGCACCATCAACAATACCAGTTGTAAGCACTGCAGTGGTTCCAGAAGACACCATAGTTAGTGTTTCTATATAACCTGCCTTCTCTAGGTTATCATCAATATCACTAACTCCTGTATCAACAACAGAATCCTCATATCTGTAAAGCTCACATCTGAGTTCATAAACGTAATTCTTCTTCAGCTGATAGAATGGCTTCTCATGCTCTACGAATTTAATTTCAAACAACCTATCTCCAAGAGGGAAATAAATTAAATCTCCTTCTTTAGGTCTAGTTGCTAATTCTATATTTGGTATATTCTTTATAAGAGGAGTAATATAATTTTTAAACCTATCTCTAGAAATAATCAAAGTTAAATCATCAAGTGCCTGAACACCAAACTTAGATAGAAGAGAACCTTGTCCCTCATATCCATCATAAGTATCTACATATGCTTCAAGGGGAATAGCTTCCTCAAACTTAGACTCAATAACTTCTTGTATTACAGTAGTTTTCGTAATATATCTGCGAGGGATATAATAAATATCCACCCCATACATTTTAATCTGTTCATTGATTAAACTCTGAACTAGATTCTGTTCGGTTGAAGATCCTTGAAGAAAGTATGGATTAAGTGCCATAATATCAACCTATCATATCTAGTGGAGGAAGTTCATAAGTATTAGACATATTCTCTCTAATTCTTTCTAATTCCTTTTCTGCCTCCTCATACATTTCTTTTCCATTTAACTCAATTCCACCTGGTAATTTAACTCCTTGGAATTTAGACATATTTTGTCCCCACTGCCTCTTAATAAGAGCAGTAGCATAAGGTTTTAAGAATGAATCATTCCACACTCTTGTATAAGTAGATGGATCTAATAAAGTAAAACAATCTATTATTAGATAATCTCCCACTGTTAAACTATCCCAATCAAGATCCAAATATAACCTATCTTGTCTTTTATTAAATCTTATTTGTTTCTCAGTAGTCAATAGGAAATTAATATCCTCCAAATAGGTTTTAACCATTGCATAAGAAAGAAGTTCAGTAGCTCCCCAATAATAAATGTCATTTAAGAATAACTGATATTTCACACTAAACATATTATTGGTGATAGTGTTACTTCCATCAAAATGAAAGATCTTAGTTACTCCTAGAACTTCTGGTGGAATAGGAAGATAATTACTATTTTCAGTATAGCTAAATTGGGTAGTGACTCCCACAGTAGTATCTACCGTAGTTGTTGTTATTCCTGCTCCCCCTGTTGCCTTTCCCCTATCAATATCTTCTTGAGTTATTTTATACTTTCTATAAGACTGATAAACACCATCAAAATGTCTTTCTTGAAAAAATTGAACCGCATCATCTATAATATCTTCTACTTGCTCGTCGGCAACATTAATCTCCAGCACAGGAGCTCCTAGCTGCCTTTTACAGTAATCTATTAATTCTCCACGTGTGCTTGGTTGCGCCATGTATCCAGCTTTACTATTATAAGATTATTTAGGAAGGAGCAGAAGATATACCTGGAATAACTAATACATCTCCAGATACTATTCTATAAACAGAAGATCCAGAACCAATTAATACATCATAAACATATCTTCCTTCTGTTAAGTTTCTAGTTGCTGTTGAACCTAGTGATAATCTAAATTCTCCCCCTTTAGCACTAGTAAATCCAACCTCAAAGGTTGCTGCAGCATATGAAGAAGAACCAATAGAAACACTCTTAGCTAATTGAGAAGAACCAGTATATCCAGTAAAATCAAAAGCAGTCCCTGAAGTACCAACTACAGTATAATCAGCATCTAAATCTGCTCCAGTATTAATAGTAAGATTAACACCATAAGCAACTCCTGAACTAGGATCAAAAGTAAGAGTATTTTTAGCCATTAGATAATGCTCTTAGTAGGTTTTTGATTTCATTAATATCATCCTTTAGATTTTTCAAATCACTTTCCATATTATCTATTCTATCTTGTCCTTGCTTGTGTTGTGCTCGGCGTCTAAGATAGTTATTATACTGACTTATATCATTATTTAAAATGGCACCACTGTTATTATCACGAACCAAATCAGCATGTCCTTCTACATTAGAATAATTCATATTATGCTAAAGCAAGAACTCTAAGATTTTTCATTCTGGGTGGTTGAGCTTGATTAGTGCCTGTTCCAACCAACTTAATACTAAAGTTTCTAAAGGTAGGTAAATTGTCAATAGTAAATTCATAATCATTCCAAACTACTTGACTTGATGTGTATGCTATTACATCAGTCTTAGCAACCAATTTATCAGGAAGACCATCATTTTTACCTGGATCAATAACTTGTCCAGTAGATAATAAGTTATTATATCCTGGGAATGGTTGATAAATTAATTCATCATTTGGATCTTGTGAAATAGCATAGAATGCTCTAATATCACTAGTCACATTTATATGGGCTTCTAAATGTATTTTAATAGATGTAGCACCACTCTCTAATGTAACTGGTTGAGATGCATAAACAAATGAATTTGGATCATCTAATAAAGTATTAACTCTATTATCTGTTATCCAATTTGTAATTGGATTATTCAATCTATTAGATGTAAGAATAACACCCACTCTATCTAAATCTACTATAGGAGATAATAAACTAGTATTAGATTCTAAGGATAAATTCATTGTAAATGATTTATTATCAGGAAGAGTAGTTAATGAAGTAGTTTCATTAATTCTAGAAGCCACCATTCTAGGAGAAGACATATAGTTATTTGTAATCAAACTAATCTCCTCAAATCCCTTATCTACATAAGGTTGTTCTGTTCCATCTATACTAGATGCTGTAACAGTTCTAATTTGAGCATTAATATTTGTATTAGTTGGAGTTATATTTTGAACAATTGGTTTTACAATCTCAAAAGGAATATTTTCACTAGACAGAATATTAATACCACCAGTAGATTTAGTAGCATTGAAATGTAATTTAGGAAGACTAGTACCAACAGATCTATCTACTCCATTAGTAGACATATCTACTTTAATATTATAATAATCCAATCCTCTAGAATCAGTAACAGTAGCATCTGCTATATTATGATTAGTATTAATTCTTCTTAAGGAAACTCCATTTAATTCATACTTATGAAGATAATCCCCTTCACTATGAGTCAAAGTTTGAGTAGAATCAACCCCTCTAGTAACACCTGTTAGAGTGTTATTAGATACTCCACTATAAGAAAGAATTTCACTTCCTACCTTAACATATCCTAAATTAGTAGAGCCAACACCTACATTTTCAAATTCAGTAAATTCTGTTCCATCATTAACTACAATAGATCCTGTAGAAGATGAATCATAATCAGAAGCTAATGCTGTAGGAGAAATATCAGATTCAACATCAGAAAGTGTTACAGTATTCTGATTGGAATACATTCCATGATTCTTTTGATTTACTTTAATATGCAAACCATCTGTAGTTGTTACCGGATCTCCTGATAACCATACATTTCCTCCAGCTTGACCATTTAAATCAGTAACACCTGCTCCTGCATTATATTGAATTGTTTTGCCAACACCTGTAGCAAAATCACCTTGAACCTGGTCTAAGACGTATTCATTAACACCAGTAAGTGAAGCAATAGAGAATCGTATATCTTGTCCAAGAGAAGTTAAACCTACAGTAGAAACACCCACTACATCACCAACAGAATAACCACTACCACCACTAACTACAGTTGCAGCAACAGCTACACCATTAGTTATAGTAAGATTTAAAGTTCCATCTCTACCACTTCCAGTCTTAGTGACCATAGGTACGTAATTATAAGTCTCACTACCAGAAGAAGGTGTATATCCAACACCAGCGTTAGTAATAGTTAAATTACCACTAGCAGTACCTGCAGAACCAACATATTTACCAGTAGCATTACTTCCTAATTGAGAAATTATATTTCCAACTGCTATAGTACTATCTGAAATAGTAGTATTAAATCCTATTCTTATCTTATTAGCAGAAATTTCAAAAGAATCCTTAACTAATGGACTAATGTCATCAGAATAAGTTAAAAGAGGTGGATTCACGAAATTAATATTTCCTTTAGGAGTCTTAAAGTTTGCTCTATAAAGAGTAAATTTAAGATCTTCCCATTGACTTGGATTCCATGTTTGTCCATTCTGAGACTTGAATAGAGAACCAAGAGTTGGTTGAGTTGATACTAGAACCTGCTCAGATTCAGGTCTACTTTGAGATTGAATATCTACTTCACCAACCCTAGATATCCAAGCACTATAATTGGAACTTACTGATAAAAGAACAAGAGCATAAGTTTCTCCAGGTGAAATGTATATTGGAGAAGGAAATACTACAGGAGTAGCTAAAGTTGCATTATCAGAAATTATTACATTTTCAGGTTCTAATACCACTTCTCCAAAAGGAATTACTTCTTCTGTAGGTAATCCCATGCTAACAGTTCTTAACTGTACTATTAAAGGAAGAGTATCATCTTTAGTAGCAAGATAAACGTCTGCTCTATTAATAAAGATGCCTGCACTTCCTGGTGCAAAGAAAGTTTGAGCTAAAGGATCTGTCTTATTAGCACAATGAACCTTTATATTTTCGAAAGAAGAATGATTTTTACCTTCCCAGAATTTATTTACACCTTCCCAATCCTGTCCTGCTGCTATAGCTGCTTCTCTAGCTTGAGCTTCTGGAGCTTTATCCATATAATCATTTAACACCTCCTTAACAATTGCCTCAGCAGCAGCTTTATCAGCAGCATTTACATCAGTCCTTGCTGCACCACTCTCATCAAAAAGAACTGCCATAGCATCTTTAGTATCAGCTCTGTTTGATACTTCACCTTTCCACCAAGTCTTACCAGGACCATCAGGTGCTCTACCTAATCTATCCGCATAAACTTGATCAAAAACGTCCATAGAGGACTCATCAACAAAAGCAACAACTCTTCCAGTTCCACTTTGAGTGTCTGTATCATAATTAGTAATAAGATTGCCACTTTCAGCAACTGCTTCATTCATAGCATCATAACTACTAAATGTAGTTAGATTTTGCTGTACAATTTGAGTTTCAGTATTTGCAGTTTCTTTGCCATATTCATTAGCAACAACAAGTCTTGATTCAACAACTCCGTCTTCAACTTCTACAACAGTTTCTGTAACTATTGCTCCCACATCAGGAGTACCATCCTCTCCACGACCAGCAGCTTCCCATTGCTCTTCTGAAATTTGTTCGACGTCAACATAAGTAACTCTTTGAGCTACTCTGTTAGCCCACTCATCATCACCTATTACATCTACTACTTTAGTTCCTTCTTCAAAGGTATCATCTCCGCTAAGACCAACTTCCCAAGTCCTAGTAGTTCCAGTTCCACCGCCTGTTTTTGGTATCAAAGTCTTGTTATGAGATAAGAATCCTTCACAAATATATGTGTGAGCATCCTCAATTTGAATTTTTACAACATCCCCTTCACCAAGTGGAGTAGAACCAGTAAATTCCACTTCACCTTCAAGAAGAGAAACCTTCTGACCTACAACAAGATCTTGTGCCTCAACCCATTCATTAATGGATCTTCCAATATAGAATTTGTGAGATTTGGAACATTTAATTTTCCTCCCAGAAAAATCAAGTTCTAATATAGAAGATTGTTTAATCTCTGCATAAGTAACTTTATAATTACCACGAACTAAAGTATCTTCATGTAATGTATCAACCTCATCTCCAACTTTCAATTCTCCTGCTGGTTTTGTAGAACCATCAGACATAAGAATTGTCATATCTGGAGTAGGACAAGAAGTTCCACCACTACCTCCAATAGGAATGTTATCAGTACTTATTGTAACGGTTTCAGTAGTACTATAACTACCTCCCCCACCACCGCCAGTGGTTCTAGTCTCAGTTTGTATTTGGGTATGAGTATTAATATTCCTAACACTAATAATTGTAGATTGAACAGTTTCAATATTACCAGTAGATTCAAATGTTTGAGAAGCATCTGTTCCTACATTAGTAGCAAGTTGACTATTACTAGGGCTACTAGATAATCTGAAAACTTTTTTACCAGTTTCAAACTTAGGAGTAGTTATATCAGTAGGACTAGGAACAAAGAAAGATCCCCTTACACTCCCTAAATTATCACACTTTAAATTAATATCTCCAACTGTAGCTTGAGCACTTGAAGATTGTCCTACTAATTTAAGACCTTTTTCAACGTATCCATAAAAAATGTTTTCAGACTTATCAGATAAACTTAAAGTATCTACATTTAAAATACTAGAAGTAGATGAATACTCTGCAGGAATATCTACCACTTCTCCAGAAAGTGATTCAAGATTAGTAGAACCATCAGTATTTGTTGGTATTATATTATCTACTAAAACGCCTTTTCTATAAACTGGGGTAAATTGATAATAAGGATTAGCATTATAGACTGCTCCTGGGTCATCGTATGGACCTAACTTATGATTTGCTTGAGCAACTCTAAATCTAATTAATTCTTTACCATCAGATCTAGTACCAATAACAGTCTCTCCTACTTCAAAAGTTCCAGTAACCATTGAAATTTCAAGAAGTTTTGGTATAATAAATTTATTAATATTTTCACCATCAAAAAATGCATAAACATTAGTAGTTGGTTTTAATCCCTTAGCAGAAAAATCAATATTTCTAGATCTCATATAAGGAACTAGATCAGTATTAACTACTTTAGGACCTTCATTTTGAGTGGTAAAAGTTTCTCTTTTTATACTTCTTCTACCACTTCTTTCTTGTGTTGATGATGCATTAGTTCCAGATCTAAAATGCTTAGTAGTAGTTCTAAACTTTGTTCTAGTTCTTTGACCTTTACCTTCCACCCAATCACCGAAATGATCATAGGAATCTTGACCAATTAATTGATCAGAAGACCCTCCACCAGTCCATGTAGTAGTCCATCCATCCCATATTACTGGACTATATCCAGTACTAGAATCAAATCCACCAGCACCAACTTGCTCTTGAGTTTCTGTGTAAGTAGTAAGTTCTTCATTTTTAGCTTCTAAAACAACTTGATCCATCCATATATCAGAAGATGGAGTTAAAGTTATAGTTCCTCCATAATAATTAATTAAAAATGGAGTAACACTTTCAGTTCTAGTAGCAAAAGCTTGTTTTGTATAAATTACAGTATCATAATCTAATGATAATACCCTTCCTGTTTTTTTAATACCATTAGCACTATTAAGATCTAACTTTAAATCAAGCTCAGTAGTATATGGAGAAGGTCTAAGTTCGCCATTCTCATAATCAATACTATTTTTTACAATAGTCTTTTTAATTTGATTATTTGTAGTAGAAAAATCATCTACAAAAAATCCAGATTTAAACCGATTTAATCCCTCAGTATCAGTAACCTCCATATTTAAAGTATCTCTTTCTAACAAAGAAAGAGAAGTATAAAACTCTAAACTCTCAATTCTTTTCTCTAATCTATTGATATCACGCATTTGATATCTCTTATATTTTGCTAAGCTAATGCTGACATCATCAATATTATACAAATAAGCTGGAAGTCTAATAGAAGCTACTTCTAAAGCCCCATCTACAGTATTTGGCCACTCAGGAGTTTCTGCAGGTATTCCATTTACCAATTGGAAAGTTCCTTCCGTATTCAAATAAATCTTATCCAATCTAGGAAGATAATAAGAATAATCCAATAATATAGATTCATCAGATGCTAAAATATTCTTAGCAGAATTTCCTGCTGCAGTAAATGTTCTTCCTAAAAATTCAAAAGGAGAATATGAAGTTCCTGAAAAATCAGACACTCTGGGTCTTATATCTAAAATATCACTTACCTGAGTATTATTAATTGAAGGTAAATTTTTATAATTAAAACTATCATAAGAACTAACGGTAGTAAAATCTCCTGTATCAGATGCTGTAAAATATGCAGACTCAAATATAACTGTTAATTTTTTAGAAGGTTGATTATAACCAGGCTTTCTTATTATTCTAGAATAATCGTAAATAGTATTTCTTTGACCATCATCATATTCAAATTCATCTGTTATATTAGGAGATCCTAGAGTAGTAGAAGAAACTACCGCTTTTATACCTGATTCTGAGAAAACTACTTGTTCATTCTTCTGTAAACTATAGTCATTTAAAGCAATATAATTAATTGCACTATCATTTGATGAACTTACATATATCCCTTTAGCGTTACTAGTTTGCCCTCTAAATGTTTCACCAATCAATAAATCGCCAGTTTTTCCAGTAGCACTATCAATAGAAATCATTGATAATATAGGAAAAACTGGATTACTAGAATTGTTTGATTCAAGAATACCATAAATTAAAGTAGCATCAGGAACTCCTAAAGAAATTTCTTCATCTTGAACTCTTGTTCCATAAACCGCAGAATATGTAAGACCATCATTTAATGTATCAGTTCCAACTCCAGAAGCAGAATCTTGTGAATTTATAATATTAACTACATTAATTTTTTTCCTTTCTTTAATTTTTTCTTTAACATTAATCTTTCTTAAAGTTGCTATTAATTTAGCAGGACTATTAGTACCCAAACCATTAATTGTAATTTCAGTAGATCCTGTATTAAAATTAATTTTATCTGCAGAGAGTGATTCTGTTCCTCCAAAATCACCTGTACCATTTCCAGTTCTAATTAAAAGATATCTCTCTTCATCAAAAGGTAAAAATGTCTCTTCAGCACTTCCACTACTAATAGCACCAGTTGAATTATCTGTAATAGTAACATCAAATTGCTTTCTAATAGTAATAGAAGAATTCGTTAAATCAACATCAGATATATTAGATTTGGGAAGTTTGGTATATAAAGTATTATCAGTAGAAGAATGGAATTGAGAAGTAAGTATTTTAAAGTTTGATGGATTAATCTCTCCAGAAGTGGCCATTGTAGGCAATCCACCTTCACATACACCAGCGACAGTAGTAACTCCAGCAATAGTTAATGAACGTTGAGAAACACTTTCAACTCTAGCATAAGAAACAGTACTGAACCCAGGAGTTGCATACTCTACAACATTTCCAACGCTCGCAATTCCCACAAAAAACTTATTAGGATTGGTAAAAGTAACTGTAGAAATGCCTGCAGATGCTCCTGAAGTAGGAGCAGGTGTAATATTAACTTCTCCTATATTTGCAAGTAAACTTTGTTTTACATCAGCATTAAATGTATTTGCTGTACCTACTGTTCCATGAATAGATTTAATATCACTAGTATTATATGAAGTTGAACCTGCAGAAATAAACCCGGATTCAATTCCATTAAAAATAAATTGCTCACCTGTAATAAATTTTCCTTTAGTATTATAAACAGTAACAGATGTTGAACTACTTACATCATTTCTTAAATATCCAGTAGCTCCGCTAGATTTTCCTTTAACATGAGTAGGAACAGTTAAAGAATGAGGAGCATTTAATGCTATATCTGTATAAGGTTGAATATCATATAAAGCAATATCCCATTCATTAGTTTTTGGTTTTGATGTATCATAAGAACCAGATTCTAATGCAAAATCATATACCCGTGCTAATCCAATTTCTTTACCAGCTGCAGTAGTTGATGCAATACCAACTCTCTGATCTCTTAAGCTTACTGTATAATCAGTACCTACTCCTATTTGAGGAGCTCCTATAACATTATTTAAAGTAAAAGTAGGGCCAGTAAAATAATTAATACTTTGATCTTCTAATGTTTTTGTAGTTCTTGGTTTTTTAAAATCTAAAAAAGCAGGTGCTATAGTTTCTACTGCAAATCCGTTAACATAAGCTTTTCCTGGAGATATTTTATATGTACCTAAATCTTCTTTAGGTTGATTATTATTATAAGTAGATTGTTGGGGTTCAAAAATTCCATTATTCCCTTCAAAATCATTTAAAGTATTTCTTGCATTAATCTTATATGGTTTAACATAATAATTACCAGATTCATCAAAAGTTCTTCTAGCAAATTCTCTACCTATCCCTGAATACTGAGGTTTACTAATAACACCAGCCACTCCACCGTTCCTAATTTCCATTAATTCTATGAAATTAGGTGGTTTTTCACTATTTAAAGGTAAAGCTTTTAATCTTAATTCTAATCGTAATCTATCAGCTCCTGGTGCTGTATAATTATTATACCCGGCAGCATTATCTGCTAGAGATGGATCTATATCAGAATTAATAATATCTTCATTAACTAGTAAACCTACTTTACTATTAACATCATTAATAAAAGGACTTAATACAACAGTTTGTTTTTCAACTTCAACAAAATAACCCCTAGCAAAATAAATACCTTCAGATAAAACAGCTGCTGCTCCTAAAAAAGTACATACTCCAGTAACTAATTGTACTACAGGTTCTCCTGGCTGAAAAACTATACCCTTTCTAGTAGTAAAAGGATCTCCTTCTAAAATTAAACTTTCTCCAGGTATACATCTAGGATTATTATTTGCACCACTATTTAAATAGTTAATGAATACTACGTAAGAATTATCAGGATATCTATCCGCCATATATCCTTTAACCTGAAGCTTTACTCCAGATTGACTGCCCACAAAAACTCTTTCGTTTAAATCTGTTAGATATTCGTTTACATTATATCCTTGATTGGATGGTTGAATCTTAATAGAATGATATGCATTAGTAAATTTAACACCACCACCAGTAACAGAACTACCTTCTGTAAAAATATGACTACCAAATCTTTCAATCTGATTCTGAATAGTAGATTGAATTTGAGTTAATTCACGTGCCTGTACAGGATATCCAGGTTTAAATAATATTTTATAGTAATTGCCATTCTTCTGATAATCATCAAAATAAGGAGCGACGTTTAAATTGGTTTCCTGTGGCATGATTCTTTAGAATTGCAAAATGACTTTAATATCTTCTCTTTGGTTAGCAGACCTAGTAATAGAAGGTCTGTTATCAACATAGATTATATTTCCAGAGTATTTTTTAACTTCGGGATTGGAAATTCCGTCAATGAAACTCTGACCAAGGTAATATGTTCTATTATTTATTACAGTACTTATACCAGGACTACCTGCTGTTCCAAAATTGGTATCTATACCCAAAGTACCTTCATTACTAGCAATACTAACAGAACCTCCAGTATCTGGTGTTGCTGTAAATGCATGTAAAGAATACCCATAAGTAGGATCAGTTTTTAAAGATCCATCTGTATTAAATCCAACAAGACTCTTATCTTGCCAATACTTTAAAACACCAGTTGTTTGATCATAAGAAACAACTCTACCTACTGCTGTAGATCCTACACCAACAGTTTGAGTTACTTGTCCATCTAAATTAAAAGTAGCAGTAGTATATCCTGCTCCAATCAATTTTAAAGCAGAAAGAGCACTAGCTTTAGTAAGACTTAAATTTGCAGTTGAATCATAAGCTTGAGGATTCTCTACTATTCCAATTCTAGCAATTTGATTTCCTGTTATAAAATCTGGATTTTCAGTATCATTTTCAATTCTAGAATAAATTAAAACGTTTTGAGCTCCCAATTCCCTATAAATATCTGCTCCATGCCCTCCTTCAGGTGGAATAATAACATTAAAGACTGGAGCAGTAGATCCAGTAGGAACTCCACCAGCAACTAAATCTAAAGTTCCGTAAGTATATCCAGATCCACCTTTTGCAATATTAACAGATTCTACTTTAGAATCATTATTAATAACTATAGTAGCTTCAGATCCAGAACCATCTCCAGCAACAGGAACCCCAGTATAAGTTCTATTAGCAGTTCCTATACCAGCTCCTCTATTAACAATAGTAGCAATTTTCAATTGCCCACTATCAGCAGCATTATCTCTTACAGCAGCATTAGCAGTCCCTGTTTCCCAATCTTCAGGAACAGGCATAAAGTTAGTTGAATCAAATTTTGCAATATCGCTAGGTTTAATAGTATATAAGTATTTCCATATATAACCATCTCCACTATCACCAGCAGCCTTAGGTTCAAGATCTGTAAAAGTTGGTTGATCTAGTGAAGGTCTACCTGTAGTATTTTCTGGGTCTGTTCCATTTTGAAGACAAATATAAACTTTATAATCTTCATTTACTACAAAATACTTTGAGTCATATAAATTAGTTGCTCCAGATGGTTTTGCTGTATTAGTTCTACTAATATCCCCACGATACATATCATAAGTTATACCAGATGTCCAAGTATTTTTATTTACTACTCTACTAACATCAGAAGAAGTAATCTTCTTTAATGCAATCATAGTATCCCAATAATCATTCTCCTGATCAAAGCAATCCTTAGGGGCAAGAGGATTACTTTCCCAAGTAGAAGAATAATTAGTAGCATTAGGTAAACCAACAAAAGAATAATATGAATTTACTGAAGAAGTTGCAGCAGAAACAAAATTCTTAGCATTCAGTATTCTTAGTTGATCAGTTATAATAGCTGACATTTTTACGATTTTTTAGTTATTTATGAATTATAATTTAAGTATCTTAATGGATTAACTCTTTCTACTATAGGAGAAGTAGTTATACCAACTAATCCATTACTATCACCAGCATAAGATGTAAATATTCTTGCCTTTCCTCTTGGAGAAGTTTGTATTCTTCCCCAACTATATTCACCAAAGAACTCACTATGTCCAAGTCCAGTTAATCCATTATAATCTTGAACACTTACTGTAACTTGAGCAACATAAGTTAATCCAATTCCTATACCCATAGTTTGAGCAATGGAAACTTGAGCAACCTCATAGACATTATCTAAGAAGGAGGTTCCTATACCAACCACAGTACCATCTTGATATAGAGAAGTTACTGAAGCACCTACATTAGAATTAAAGACTGTAAAGTAATATCCAGTTGAAATTCCACTTACTGTTAATGCACTTCCTACAATAGCACTATTTCTAAATAATGATTCTTTTGGAAGAAGTAAATCAAAGACAATACCAGTAGATGCTACACCAACTGAAGTAGTTGAAATACCAGATATAATACCAAAATCACCAGAATATGATACATCATTTATAGTTTCTATAGAAGTAACTAATTTTGGTTCTCCTATAAGAACTGATGGAGCATCAGTGTTAGTATAAGCAAAACCAGTAGATGTTCCTCCATAAGAAACTGTAATAGCATTGACAGTTCCAACTCCACTTATAGTAGCAGTTGCTCTAGCAGCTTGAGAAGTAGTTAATCCTACAGGAGTGGTAATAGAAACTGAAGGTGCTATTGTATATCCAACACCAGGATTGGTAATATCAAATGAAGTTACAGTTCCAGCCACTGAAACTAAAGCAGTAGCAGATGCTCCAACTACACTGTCTTGAGATATAATTCTAATATCAGTTTGTCCACTATAATTTTCTTTAGAACTATCAAAGAATGTTCTAATATTAGAAACAAAAATTACAGTAGATCCAACTCCAACAGATTGAATAATATTAGTATTT